TACTCGGCGAGTTTCTCTTCGGGTGTCATTAATACCGAATGCCGTAATCGCGCAAAATGCGCTCGATGAGTTTGTCGTCTCTAAAGTTGGGGTATACGTTCAACCCCTGCGTGTAATTCCTTACCGTTCGGCACAACTGCCCCGGCCCCTCAGCATCTAAAGAAGGGAACAGGCTGCCGTTGTTGTCGAGGTAGTCGATGAGCCTCTCGATATGGAAGAGCCCCAGGTCTTTCGAGCGGTTCATCAGCGGCTTCATATCGCCGTAGGTGGCCGCCGTCGATTGCTCGGAGTCCATAACCGTCACGCCGTTGTTGACGATGCGCACACGGATAAAAGGCAGGGCCTCAGAAAAAGCCAACTGAACCAGCGCCGGAGCGATATAGGAGTCCATTAAGGTCTCATCGTTGCCGGTGATAGTCCCAGCGGTAACCTTGGCGACGAGGTCGTCGTATAGGCTCTGTCCGAGGGTAGGGAGAAGGTGCATCTCCTGAGCGAGCCGGATGTACGGCTGTAGGATTTCGTCATCGACGGATCCACCAAGCGCCGTCTCCTTCTTGAGCTTGGCCGGAGAAATGAAGAGGATGAGGTTCGCCATTATCGGGGGGTCGTAAAGTCACGAGGTTCGAGGAAGCCACGGTTTACCATATCGCGGGGGCGCTGGGCGACCTTCGGGTCGTTCGGTTGTAGCCTCTCCGCATCGGGTCCAGCGGCGCGGATAATCTTCTGAGCTTGGTTAACCGATACCTTCTTGTTGTTCTTCTTGAGGTACGTCCGGCGGCTCCAAAAGTGGCGACACGACCCACCCCCTTTGTAGAAGAAAAGGTCGTAGGTATTGGCACCCTCTGGCCCCCATCCCGGATTGACGGCGCGTTGCGAAGCCCCGACGATATCCTCCTTCCGGTAGACCTTCCCTGCGGTCATCATCTTGCGACAAAATTGTCGGGATTTGTTGTCGGGCTGTGAGCCTGCGTAAGAGTATCGGACCTTAATGAGGTCGGTGTCTTGTTCGCTCTTGCCGGCAGGGTTGGAAGACGGCACCCGCGCAAACGTCCACAGCGCATCGAACTCCTGTTCCCTTTCGTAGTTAACCTCCCGCTCGTCGATGAGTTCGTATTCTTTGTCCTCGTCCTCTCCCATAGCGATGAGCAGGTCGGCAACGGTATCCTGTACCTCTTCACTTGCCAAAGAGAACAACGAGACCTGCCCCTCGAACAGAGCGCGGGCGTCGGCCTCTTCAAATTGTAAGAACTGAACCAGGAAGAGAACTGCCTGTCGAGGCGTTAGGATGCCCTCCTTGACCTTAACAAGGATGTCGAGGGCGGCGGATATCTGCGCTCCGTTATATGACGCCTGTGCCTCTGCTGCGCTCTCGGCGATTTCGGAGTCCACGACGGCCGGGTCGATACCTTCCACGCCCGGCACAACTTCGACGCCTTCGACACCTTCCTTCTCCTGGTCGTCTACCGTCTGAACCTTAACCGCCTCCACATCGATAAAGTCGGCAGGCTTCAAAGTCTTGAAGTAGAAGTCGAGGTCGATGCCGTTGATATTAAACACCACCTGAAGCCCGTCCAAGAGGGTCCGTTGGTACGGCTTTACCACGGTATTCTGAAAGAGAGAGAAAGCGTCGCGCAGTTCCTCGGCGTTATTGCCAAATCCGGAGCCATCGCCACGGATACCAAAGAGCAGGGGCGAGGTGATACGGTGGCCGGCCAATATTTTCGTCGTGCATTCCTTAGCCAGGAACTCATACATGCCGTCGTTGTCGTTGGGGTTGACGGGAGTCAGCTGAGGAGCCGAGTCGGAGCCGTCATTGAACGAGATAAGCAAGCGCCCGGCGTTACCCGATCCGCTGAATTTATCGTTGACGTGGCGCTCGATGGTTCTTCTCTCCTCGTCCGTAGGTACGCCGTTATTAAACGACAACAACATAGAAGGGAAGAGGCCGTTGCGGATATTGTTGAGGTGGAACGAGCTGATTTCTCTGTCGAGCTCTACGTAATTCGTAGCGCCAACGTAATCGGGCAGGCCGTAATAAAAGATTCCCGGCTGGTAGGCTTTAATTTGATACACTACGGCCGCGTCGGAGCGGTCTTCTAAATCCAGCGCGGGGTACTTGACAGGAGCAAAGCGGGGCTCTCTCATGCGGCTCCAGTCAGGACTCACATAGTAGCAGTCGACGCGCCCTTGGGCATCGGCTACGCCCGTCCGTACCGTATGGGCAGGCAAGAACCGCAACTCAGCCACCTCCGTCCTTACGCGGTTCCAAATAATTTGTACGTAGCACTGCCCGTACAGCTTCAGGTCGAAGCACAATTGGCGCATAATATTCTCGTCGGAGTTCTCCAACAGCTTCTGCGTCTTGAGCCACTGGTCGGGCTTCTCTTCCCTGTCTGTGGCGTCGAGGCCATCGCCGTAAATCATCTCCGAGACACCGTTGACGACGGCGGCTTGGATACTCGAACCGAGGTACAGGTCGCGGAGATAGTCGCCGTATCGATTGTCGAAGCCATAGTCGACCCAATCGCGGCCGGTCTTCTCAGTAAAGAGAGGCAGCTCGTGAGTAGGTAACCCGAAGACGTTGAACTCGTGCTTACTCATAGTATGTGAAGGTTTCGGCGGCGTCGGGTTGGCTGGTATAGGTTGTCTCTTGGTACGCTTCCGTCGTTGTCGTGGCATCTTCTGTTAGTATCAAGCCCCCGGATTCCTGCGCGAGGAAGTTCCCGGATTCGGTGAGTAGTATTCCCGTCTGTGCGCCTTTCGAAAGATAGCCTAAACCCTTTTCGAGGATGACGTCGGCCGAGGTGATGGCTCGAACGTCAGAGGACGACGCCCGCTCGACGATACGGTACTGGATAAACCCCTCTGGCCATTGGGGTCCGCTAAGGTCGGCGGAGGTGTCAGCGGCGACGGTATCGGCGGAGAAGGAAAATGTCGTGAAGCGGTCGGTTACTGTCAGCGTCGAGGCGTTGACCATCACCACCTTATTCGTTGTTAGGCTGGTCAGCTCCATACCGAGCGCCTGAATAGTGGCGCCATACTCGGCAACGTTAGCCGCTCCGCGCTTTTCCTTGGGCGTGATATAGACCGTATTGGAAACGCTCGCCGAATTATTCTTGAAGACCACAATCATCTCATTGGTGGATATAAGAAAGGGCCGCCAATGGCGACCCCTTCCTAAAACACACAAAGCAACGGAGATTTAACCCGTGGTAATAGTAACGTTCGAAGGTGTCGTCAGCCCATCGAATGGATAGACTGCGGTACCGATTCCGGCTGTAGCTTCGAGGAGGTAGTAGGGAGCGGGCTCACGACCGGCGAAGGTCATGGTGCTTCCTGACATCTCATTACGAGCGGCGCCAGAGGTCAGCGTTCCCCCGTTTAGGTCCATCCCGTAGGTGGCTCCAAAGAGGAAGACGTTGTCGTTATTGTCGAGAACGAAGATCTGCGAGCGGTTGCGGCTGATGAGACGCAGCTGTTCGGGGTCTTGTTCTTGGTGCTTCTGAAGAACTACGTTTAGCGTCTGCTCAAAGAGTGACGCGCCCGTAGCTGGGTCAGATTGGACGTTGACGGTGAAGGAAGACAAGTCCGGGCGAAGGTCGTACTGGAGTACAGTCATCGCGGGGAGGTCGGTGACGGTGAAGCTCTCGCCGGAGGCGGTTGCTACCGTTGCCGATCCTGCCGTTCCATCACCCGTCCCGGCGGCGGTTACAAGTCCGTCCGCAAAGTCACTCACGAAAAAAATCCGTGAGAGACCTCCGAGGGCGTCCTTGCAATCCAGCGCGCGGCCGAGGGTGATAGTACAGGCCATGTCTTATGCGAATGCGAATCCTACCACGCCGTCAGTTGGCACGGCTACGTTAACACCGACAGCGAAGTTCATCGTGGCTTTCACGTTGTCGCTACCGTCGTACTGATAGACAGGAATCAAAGCGGCGGCCTCGTTGCCTGTGTAGGCATTGGTTCCGACCACGATGTTGTCAGGGTATGTAAACGCAATCGCGTCTGCCGTTCCGATACCTGCGGTTGGATACACTGGATAACCGAGGTAGCTTGCGCCGCTCAGGTCCTGGTTGTAACCCGCTCCGGTATTCTGCGCGGCTTGAGCCTGCTGGAAGAATGCGTAAGCCTCGTATCCGATGTAGAAACCGGCTCCGGGCTTCAGCATGATTCCGGGAGTAGCGGCGACACCTGCGAACACCTTGTCCATCTCGCCGAGGATATTGGCGGCGGTGAACGTTGCGGCGGTTTGTACCTGTCCAAAGTCCTGCATCGCTCCGGCGTTGATACCTGCCTCGTCAATTACTCCGTCGTTAGACAAGAGACCAAACGGGAACGTGGTTGCAACACCTGCCCAAATGAGCGTCTCCAAGTTCTGTCCAGCTTTAGCGGCTACAGAAGAAAGGAGGAACTCAGCGAACTCCGGAGGGATATTCCCGTCGCGGCGCATACGACCCTGAGCGGCAATCCACGTTGGAAACATCGTCTTCCGGCAGATGGTTTCCTTTACCATCAAATCGTTCAAGGTGACAATCTGCTCCGTGAGGGAGGTGTTTTCCCCATCCGTGCCGGCACAATCGGCGGCTTGGATGACGTCGGAAAGTCCGAGGTTAGAAATAACCGCCTTATTGACGACGCCCTCGATGAGGCGGCAACGGTTGTTGGTGATGGTCTCCGCACCGGTGACGGCGGCGGTAACGTATGGCAGCGCCAACTCACCCGCGTAGGTGTTGTCGGTCACCGTAATGTCGAAGTCGTACTTCTTACTTTTTACTGGATTCATGAGAACTGGGAAATAACGTTGAAGGCGCGATCTACGCCGGTGAGGTTGGGGTTGATTTCTTTACTAAACTCGGCCTTGGGAAGGACGCGGTCGGGGCTTGCGGCGGGTGCCTCCTCCAACTTGGCGAGGCGTGCGCTGATAGCTTCGAGGGCGACCGTCATCTGGTCGGTGATATCGGAGAGCTGCGCAGACATCTCCACGGGCTTCTCTTCCTTCATCTCTTCTTTCTCCTCTTCGGCGGCTTCGACTTCCTCCGTGGGGGCCATCGCTTCCTTCACTACCTCGACAATCTCGGCGGCTACCTCTGGAGAGATTTGGAACTTGTCGACGAGGGCGGCCTTGACGGCGGCCATCTCATCCTTCTCCTCTTCGTGGTCTGCGGCTTCGGTCTTCTCCTCCTTGTCGTCCATCATCTCGACGACTTGCGAGCTTTCGTCTACGGTGACGCTTCCGCCATCGCTGAGTTCATACGACCCAGCTTCCAGGGGAGCGGCCTCGCCGTCCTCGCTCAATACGCGAACGGAGGCGCCGGCGCTGAAGGCTTCGGCTTCGGTTGCAATTACGCGCCCATCATTTAGGCGGGCTTCGGCATAGAGGTCTTGGCGCTCTGCCTCAACGACAGACCGGACAGCCTCTTTAAGTTTCTCGATAACGGACATTGATGGAGTTTCTAACGGTCGATATAACGGCGATTTATTCGTTTGGCAGGAGCGGGTCGAGCTGCTCGTGATTCTCACACGGCATATACAACGCCCGGCCATTGATTTCGTGAGCGTGGTGACCTTCGCACCCTAACGCCTCGGCCATCAGGCGGGCCTCTAATGGGGTTCCAAATAAGGGCTTACCGTCTAAGAACGCAACGGGCTCAAGCACATCACGCACGGCGGCGGCAATAGTCTCGATGGTGACATCTTCCATCTTGACCAACTTATCGATGAAGTACCCCTCGATGGAGAACCCCCGGTATTTTTTGTCCTTGACATCGGCCCACACGTCGCCGTTGGTGACGCGAACGGAAACCATCCACGTCCCGACGGGAACATCGAAGCCATACACGGCGGCCTTGTCTTTGTCTTTGTCGGCTACAATCCAGCTCTCGAAGATGGACAGCCCCTCGACCTTCGTCTGGTGCTCGACGGTATACTCTCCGTTGCGCTTCTGCCTCATAAAAAGCTCGGCGGCCTGCTGTACCGTCTCCTTGGAGAAATAGACCTCGAACTCTTCCTGCTTGCTCTCGTCCCATCGCGGGATCATCTTCTCAGGGATGAGCGCCGGACCGACGAGGAGCTGCTTGTCTTCGTCAATCTTAGCGAGGGTGAGCTTCTGGTCTTTGTTGAAGTACACGAAATTTTCTTCTATAGCGGGGAACTTGACAAGGCTGATAGCCTCGACTCCGAAATCGTCCTGGTCCTCATCAATCAAAAGCTCGACTGTCCTCATAGCGTTGTCTGTATTTGCAGCTCTCTGTTCAAGGCTTGCTTGTTCGATATCTCGTTCTCTACAACATATGCGCGGACGGGTTCCGGTGTGGGCGTCTGCTGATTGGGAACTAACGAACCAACATCGACACCGACCGACTGGACGCTACCCCCTCCGATAGAGGCACCCCCTCCGGCGGAAGAACTGCCACCGCCTCCAGAATTAAACGACGTGGATTTGATAGCGGCCACACGAGCCAAGCCTGAAGCGGT